CGAGCACCACCGAAGGTAAGCTGGCTTCTGATGTCGTTAATGCTGAAAGCCATTATTCCCTCCTATTAGAACCTGCCGACGACTTCTTCAAACTGTACGCCCGTCCTCACAGCCACGAAGTTGAGCTGAATGAAGTTGATGGAGCGAGCAGGCTTGATGTAGATGTCGCCAATGAACTCGTTTCGGTCAATGACCTCAGGGGTGTTGTTGGTCGTGTCGCAGACCACCTTGAAGTCATAGATACCGCGCCTTCCCTGCACGTCGCGAAGGAACGGCTCAACCAGGTTCTTGAAGGTCGCCCTGGTGAACTCGTCGTTGAACTCGAACAGGGTGAACTTAGCAGAGGTCGCGATGGACTTCTCAAGAACGATGAAGAGACGGCGGACGTTGATCCTGTCGAAAGCCGACGGCTTGGCAAGGAGCGTCTTGTCTCCGTAGAGGACGGTGCCTTGGCCAGGGAAGGTAACGACTGGGTTGATGCCCTTCTTGTAGAGCACGTCGCGATCCGACTTGTCTGGGTTGTAGGCCAGACGAACGACGTTCTTGATCTGACCGCGGTTGAAGCCGGCCGGTGAGAACCAAGGATCGCGAAGGTCGTCGGTACGAACGCAGAGACCGGCAGTGTCGCCGTTCAGAGGTACGTAGCGATACTTGTCGTTGTAGCGGTCGTACATGTACTTGTAGCCGCTGTCGAGAACCGCGTATGAGGTCGAGCGAAGTCCGTCGCGGAACGCCACGATGGCCTCTGCCTCTTCCCCTGGGTTGTTGACCACGTCAGCGACGTCCGGTGAGACGAAGACCACGCAGTCGCGACGGTACTCAGCGATGTTGTCGATGAGGTAGTTCGCCAGCTGCTCGCCGTTGGTTCCACCCGAAGCCTTACCGGCGAGAACGAGACTGATGTCGACGTCCTCAGCAGACTTGAACTGGTCGTAGGCGTTGGCCAGAGCCGAGATGGTGATGGCAGTCTCAGAGACTCCGTCAGTACCACCGCTCATCACTGCACTGAGAGGAGTGATGTTGGTAGCAGCAGTCAGAGAAGCCGCGAGGCCGGTAGCTGCGCCAGACCTGTTGGAACCGGCGTAGAGATACCTTGATCCGCTCTTGAGAACTTCCTTGTAGTACAGAGTTCCACCCTGCTCCGACTTAGCGTCAGTAGCGCGAGAGAGACCTTCCCACACCTCAAGGATCGTGCCCTTGACTCCAGTCCACTTGCCGTCGTTGTCGACGACCACCACGTGCATCTCGTCCTTGACGGTGCTGGTGGTGTTGTTCTGAATGAAGGCCGACTGTCCTGGAGGGGCGTCGACGGTGTTGTAGAACTCCCAGTAGCGGATGAAGTTGTCCGCCATGGTGACGTCGCCAGAAAGACTGAAGATGTTCTCACACTGAATGGTACCGACGATCGCCGAGGCGTTCGAGGTAGGAACCGTGTTAAGAGCCTTGATCTTCATGTCCTGGAATCCAACCGAAGAGTTACCGATGCGGATGTAGTCACCCACGGTAAGCTTGGTCAGAAGGCTCTGGTAGTCGGTGTTAGCAGAAGCTGCGCTCGGAGTAGTGTTCGCGTTAACGATCGTGATCTCGAGGTTAGCGCTTCCAACCGTCGCGTCTACTGTGAGAGTATTGTTGGCGTCAGCGAAGATGCCGTTGGCTACTGGAACCGTGCCGTCGCCGGCAGCAGTTGAGTCACCCACGACTGTCTGAGCAGAGGTAGCGATACCAGCTATGATGCTGTGGTAGGCAGCCTCGGTATCGACGACAGAGATCTTCAGAGAGTTACCGAGGGCACCGGCATACTTAGCGTAGTAGGTGACGTTGGCGTCTGGAGTGAAAGTCTCGAAAGCGACCTTGTTCTTGATCTGTACCGACACCGCGGTACCGGCAGTGTTTGCTCTGGCGTTGTAGGCGTTTGAAGCCGCTGCGCGAGATACATACAGCTTGTTGCCGTAGGCTAGGAACGAGGCAGCCGTGAAGAAGGTCTCGTAGTTGTCGTCGTTCGGCTTGCCGTACGAGCGGACGAGCTCATCCTCGTTGCTGATTAGTTGGCGGTCTTCGATTGGACCCCAGCGAAAGACACCGGCAATACCACCCTCAGTGGTAGATACGGCAGGTACGATCGTAGTAAGGTCAATCTCAGAGACATTTACGCCCGGTGAAACCTGAAATGGCATTGTGATCTCCTCTTATGATAAGAACGTTTTCAATTCTTTTCTTACTTGTTTATTTATCAATTGGTAGAATTATAGGAGGAGATCTCTCTCGAAGCTATTAGAGTTGATGATTCTGTATCCATCCTCTTCTTGGTAGTCATCCCTACCGTCGTCGATCATTCCAAACGGTGTCAGTTGTTCCTCTATAAATCTCTCATTGTCAAGGGCTATATGCTTCCTGTAGTCTAAGTTAGTCAGATCCCTGAAGTACTGCTGGTTGGCCAGCCACGAGAACAGGACCAGACACATGACCAAGTCGTCGTGCTTCCCCTCCTCAGCCTGGAACGAGGAGTTTACCGCTATGAACGAGGCCAGCTCCTGTATGGTGTCGTAGTCCGGTATGAAGAGCTTATCGTTCTCAACCAGAGACTTGAAGTTAGAGCATCCTACCTTCTTGACTGTGGTAGTGGTCTTTACCCCTAGGCGGGTCTTCCTTCCACCCTCAGAGTTGGCCCTCACGCCTACCTTTGGGTTAGGCTGGGTCATGACCACGTTCTCGTACTCGAACTCCATATAGAGCATGTCGACGATCTGCTGACCGTTGTCGTTGACCTCTACCAGGACGTAGGCGTCGTTGTAGTGTCGACATGTATTTATGATGAGCGTCGGAAACAGCACCGGCTCCATCATGTTGTCCCTGAACTTGGCCACCATCTCGTATGGAAACTCAGTAACGTCTACTATCACGAAGGCCGAGTAGTCTAGACCTACTCCTCGACTGGTGTCGGCGGCGCAGATGTAGATGTGGTCCTTCTTCGCCCTCTCGTATATGTCCAGTCCGTTCTTTGACTCGATGGGTGGGTAGAACGCCATCTTAGACAGGTAAGATCCAGAGATGAGAGTGTTGGTGGATCCTAGGAACTCGCACTCGAACTCTTGCTTGAACTGCTGCTCGCTGGTGTTCCTGATCATCTCGTCACGCCAGGCCTCGTCACGACCCGGAACGTCTGACCAGTGGACGTCGACTCTCACGTAGGTATTTCTGTCGTGCTCCGAGTCGACCCACAGCTTGTGGAACAGGTCCATACCGTTAGGCGTAGAGGTGATCACCACCTTACTGGTCTGACCGGACGAGATAGTAGGAAAGGTCGAGGCGAAGAACTGGTCCTGAATGTTCCTAGGAACGAACGCGAACTCGTCGAGGTACACCATGTTGTAGGACTGTCCGCGGATGGCGCTCGATGATGTGGACGAAGCCATGATCTTCGAGCCGTTCTCGAGGACGATGTTGCTCTTGTTCCACTCGATGATGCCCTGCTGCAGCCACTTAGGCAGCCACTCGTAAGCCAGCTGGACGCGACCTAGGATCTCCCTAGACTGCTTCTCCTTGTTGGCCAGGACTGCGATGCTGTAGTTCTCATTGAACAGGACGTACCAGAGAAGTAGACCGACTACTCCGGTGGTCTTACCGACCTGACGAGGCATCTTACAGATGGTGAACCTGTTGTTCACTATCTGCTTGAACATGGTCTTCTGATACTCGTAGGGAACGAACGGAATCAGACCCTTGTCGACGCTGACTATCTTGACGTAGTTCTCGCAGAAGTAGACCGGATCTTGGGAGCACTTGATGAACTCCTCGATCTGTTCCTTCTTGAAGTCTATGACGACTCCGGCGCGCTTTAGGTTGTTATTACCAAGGTAGATGTCACTCATTCGCCTTCGCCTTGAGCATCTTCAGAAGCTCAGTGGAGTTTCCGACGAACAGGTTGTTGTTGACGGTAGACGGACCGTCTGACTGCTTCTCGTCCTTGAGCTTCTTCTTCTGGGCAGCCAGCTCGAGAAGCTTCTTGTTAGCGTCGGTGATCTGACCGATGAGGGTCGACACTACCTCGTAAGCCCTAGGAGACTCGCTCTGCTGGGCTATGTCGATGATGTCCTCTAGCGCAGAGGCGCCGCGGTGGATGACGTCCCTCAGGTTCTTCCTGGCGAAGTCGTAGTCGTCGTCGATGTGGTCGACCGGGATCGGCTCTTCGACCTCCATTGGCGTCATGTTAAGAGAGTTAGCGATTACGTCACGCGACATTCGGCTCCTCCGTGGTCACGATATAGTCATAGTCATCAGTCTCGTCGATGAGAAGCGGGTCTATGCTGTCTGCAAGTATAGTCGTAGGTTGACCGTTGGCGGTCAGTCCTGGCTGAGCAGTCACTCTCTGACTAAACTGGGACGGTGGGTCGTTCTGTATGTCTGCCTGTATGCTTGCGTCGGTGTACACAGGAACCTGAGCGATCTTGATAACTTTCTCTTGAATCACTGGTCCAAAGAACATAGCCTTCATGGTGAAGTCTAGGACGTAAGTCAGACTCCTCCTAGACAGGAAGTCAGAGTCGTAGGTGTCGTCAAGAGACACTGAGTTAAGAACTACCGGTATGTCAAGCTTCAAGTCCGGGAAGTCGTCAAGCAGCTTAGCAGTGACGCTGAACTCCGGCCTGAAGTAAGGGAGGATCTGCTCGATTATCTTGGCCCCGTCCTCGTTTGACTTGACCATCACCGACAGCTGAAAGTTGATGTCGTACGGCGACGGGTTCAAGACGTTCGAGTACTGCGTCTCGTCGTCGGCGAAGATCTTTGACTTGAACTTTCCAGCCCTAGAGATAGCCCTGTTAGGAGCGTAGTTGATGCCGGTGATTTCGAAGCCCATCCTAGGCAGCCTGATAGACACCGGCCTGTCAATCCGCGGGTCCTCGGTGACGCGGGCCAGAAACTTCTCTCTCGGACCGTACGCTATCGGCACTTTCATCTTCTGAGTGTTGCCACCACCGGCCGTGTCCTGCCTGAATATGTAGATGTCGTTGAAGAGAGTGCCAAACAGAATGACGTACTTCCTAGTCAGACCGTGGTAGTAGTTGTGTCCAAGCATTAGTATATTCCTCCCTCACTGAACGGGTCTCTCTCAGTGAAGTCAAGTATGTTGTTGCCGTCGGTCTGGAACTCGTCGTTCTGCGCTCCGAGGTCAAGGACGTCGATAGACTCTTCTATCTCGTTGAGGTCGATGAGGTCACCGGCCTCGGTGGTGATCTTGTACAGAGCGTTCTCCGTCACGAGGTTGAGAAGGACGTCAGTCCTGAAAGCGTTGCCTCTGTCGTCGATGTCAGGAACTCCGGTGTTGAACACCTCGTTGGAGTACTCAAACTTCTCGAGGTAGAGGTCCCACATCTGAAGCGCGCCGAGCTGGTAGAAGACCGACTTGTCCTCGACGAACCTAATACTGAACAGGTCGTGCGTCATAGGCAGATAGATGACGTCTCCTTCTCGCGGCCTGACGTAGTCAAACTGCTTCCCGACGTCCTGCTCCCAAGACCTGCGAGCCACGCTGAGAGTGAGCTCCTCTCGGATCTCGAGACCGAACTTCGACATGAAGTCACCCTCGCCCTCGAACCCCTGAGTGTTCTTTATGTAAGCCTCGAGCATGGCGTAGTCCTCGAGCACGTAGTACTCAGGCTCGCGCATGACGCCGTCGACGTTGACGTTCCTTCTAGGCATGTAGTATATGTCAGTGCCGTAGATCTTTATGCTCTCGACGATCAGGTCCTCGAGCAGGCTCTGCTCAGCCCAGTTGTTGTAGTTGTTGAAGAACGTCGAGGTGACCATCAGTCTTAGCCTATCATGTCAGAGACTGGAAGCGAGTAGTCTAGAAGCTCGGCCTCTATCTTAGCGACTGCAGCCTCAGCGTCGTCGTAGATCTTCTCGCCGTTGAAAGTCACGCCGCCCGGTAGGACCATGCCGCTGAACTTGATGAGGTTAGTTCCCCACTGTCTCTTGATGAGGGCCGCGGCGTACTTCTGAAGCCAGGTGTCTTTCCAGACGTTGGTGAACTCTGTCGGATCCACGATCTGGTAGCACTCGGCCACTATGTACTCGCCCTCCTCGACCTTACCCCAGTCCATGTCGATATGGAGCCTGTTTCTGTGGCGGTTGTACCTCAGTGGCTGCTTTCCTACTAAGAGCTGCTCTAGGTGCTGGATATGCTGCATGGCCATGTAGTACGGGACCATGCTGGTCGAGGTCAGAGTGTATAGGTCGTTAAGGGCTATCTGGTACCTGATATTGAACAGATTGTTGGTGCTCAGAGAGCTTCCGATGTCAAACAGGTTGACCACACCGATGATATTCTCAGGAATAGTTATGTACTGGTTGCTAATATCAGTTGACGTTAGCTGGTACTTGTAGTATAATTTTTCTGTACCGTCGAAATGGTAATCCCAATACTTAGACAGGGCCTCGTCGATTCGGTCCTCAACCTGGTCGTCGTCGACGTTGATCTCGATGACTGGGTATCCGAGTCGACGGAGGCAGTTGAGCTTGAACTCTTCTCTAGTGGTAGGAACGGCCATCTGAGCCTCTTCTGTAAAGCGATAAATAGATCCATGGTATTTATAAGGTGAGCGACATGAATGTACTAGTGATCGGAGACGCCATAATGGACAAGTACGTCTACTGTGGCACCGAGAGGGTATCCGCCGAGGCTCCTATCCCAATCTTCTATCAGATCAAAGAGACCACCTCGCCGGGCGGGGTCTACAACGTCTATGAGAACCTCAAGGCTCTGGGGTGTAGGCCCGACATCATGACGGGTAGCACCTCGTTCAAGACTCGGTACGTCTGCGACAACAAGATAGTCTTCAGGTGCGACGACGACGCCACCGACAGTCACCCGACCAGCTCCTTCAAGTCTGACAAGCACTACGACTACGTCGTCCTGGTCGACTACCTGAAGGGCACGATCACTTCAATAGAAGACCTCATCGAGTACTACAGCGAGAGAGGGAGTCGCGTCGTCGTAGACACCAAGGGAGCCTTACAGGAGTGCTCAGGTGCCTGGATGGTCAAGATGAACAAGCAGGAACTCAAGAAGAGCGGAGTCGAGGGCTATGAGGCGATCGACGTCTTAAAGTATTATGACATCAAGAATCTAATAATTACGGCTGGATCAGACGGCATATACACCTACAGCAAGGACGGGACGGTCGGTCGCTTTTTCACCGAGAGAGTAGAGGTAGCAGACGTCACCGGTGCTGGAGACGTGGTAACCGCTGGTATAGTGTCAGCTCTAGCAGAGGGTAGAGACCTAGCGACCGCGGTGCATCAGGCCGCCGCGCTGGCCACGATATCAGTCACACGCTTCGGCACCTACAAGCTTACCGCAGAGGACATAGCCAAGGCCCGTCCTAAGGTGGTGTTCACCAACGGCTGCTTCGACATCCTGCACAGAGGTCACATCGAGCTGCTCAAGGCGTCTCGCGAGATGGGAGACCGTCTGGTCGTAGGGATCAACAGCGACGACAGCGTTCGCAGGCTGAAGGGGATGTGTCGACCAATCAACGACCAGGAGTCTAGGAAGGCCGCTCTCGAGGCTATCAAGTGGGTTGATGAGGTGATCATCTTCGACGAGGACACACCGCTCGAGCTGATCAAGAGCGTACAACCGTCGATCATCACCAAGGGTGGTGACTACGAGGTCGCTACGGTGGTGGGCAACGAGCTGGCAGAGGTAAGAATCATTCCTCTGGTCGAGGGGTTCTCGACCACGGACATAGTGGAGAAGATACGAAATGAGTAAGCAGATAGTCGAGAAGGGCTGGGGACGCGAGATCATATTCGCATCTAACGAGATGTACTGCGGCAAGCTTCTACAGTTCGACAAGACTGGATCTAAAGGAAGCATGCACTATCACATGAAGAAGGACGAGACGTTCATGGTGGTTAGCGGATCGTTCATACTGAGGACGATCGACCAGAAGACAGCTCAGCTGAGCGAGCAGAAGATCGAGACGGGTCACGTCGTTCGCGTCATTCCAGGATTCGTTCACCAGCTAGAGGCGATCGAGGACGACTCACAGATCTTCGAGGTGTCGAGCCAAGACGACCCAGACGACAGCTATCGCGTGATGCCTGGAGACTCGCAGCGATGAGATACATGGTCGACATCGACGGAACGATATGCAGGACAAAAGGTTCTGAGTACGAGAAGAGCGAGCCGATCAAGGAGAGGATTAACCACTTCAACATGCTCTACGACTGGGGTCACGAGATCCACTACTGGACAGCTAGAGGCGGAGTCTCGGGAATAGACTGGACTGAGTTGACTGAGAGACAGCTGAGAGAGTGGGGCTGCAGGTACACGAGCCTGAAAATGAAGAAGCCGTCGTACGACGTGTGGATAGACGACAAGGCCATGAACGCTGACCTTTATTTCTTAGGACCTCACAGGGAGATCAATCAAGATGAAGTTTGTCACCGGTAACTGTGGGTTCATCGGAAGGAACCTGTTGGCCAAGCTCGACGGTCAGGTGGCGTGCTACGACACGCTGACAAATACCCTTCCAGACATCTTCACGATTCTAGACGCGATAGAGTGGGAGAACATCGAGGAGATCTATCACTTAGGAGCTATCTCAGACACGACTTGCAAGGACATCAACCTTCTGCACGCCCACAACGTGGACTTCAGCATCAGACTATTTGAAAAGGCGATCGACTATCAGATTCCCGTCACGTACGCTAGCTCTGGGTCCGTCTACGGCAACACATGCGAGAGCAAGCAATACAGGATCAACCCGCTCAACTACTACGCCATGACGAAGGCTACGGTAGACGCGTGGGTCGAGGACAACATGAGCAGGTTCAAGCTCGTGAGAGGCATGCGATTCTTCAACGTGTACGGAGAGAACGAGGGATCGAAGGGGGAGCAGGGAAGCCCGCACTACAAATTCATGCAGCAGGCCAACGAGACTGGGGTCATAAAGATCTTTGATAACTCTGACAACGCTTACCGAGACTTCATACACGTCAACAGCGTGGTAAAGACTATCCTAGAGTGCAAGAGAGAGTCTGGAATATACGACGTCGGTACCGCTGCTCCTAAGAGCTTCACTGAGGTGGCCGAGTCGATAGCTAGCAGGACTGGCGCTAGGATAGAAAGAATCAAGTTTCCCTTGAAGCTACAGGGAAAGTATCAGTACTGGACTCAGGCTCAGTACAACTACAACGAGCTATTAAAATGACTCTAACACTGCGAACGTAGCGCTAGACTTACCTGCTTCTACCAGCTTCCAACTGTTCTTGGTACCAACTTGAACCGGCGACGTCATGGTGGTGTATACCGTAGGAGCTAGTCCCATAAGTTGGCCGACGTTGTTTCTTCCCCAAGTAAATAGTCTTCCAGCTACGTCTATGGCTGCGGTATGTGCGTTTCCTGCAGATGCCATCGTCCACGAAGAAGATCCAACTTGTACAAAACTTGATCTGCCACCCACAGGTAGTACACCAAGTTGTCCGTAAGTTGAATCTCCAGTTACCCACAGAGACCCGTCGCTCTTAACTATTACAGTGTGTCCGAATGAATTTGATATTTTAGCTCCAGCATAACCTGTACCAATTAAGGTCGGAGACGATCTATAGATAGTATCATTTAGTCCAAGTTGACCGGCAGCATTATATCCCCAGCCCCATAGAAGTCCGTCTGCAGTAATGCCATGAACAGACGCTCCGTTGGTGTAGACAGCAGTCCAAGACTTGTTTGCTCCAACTTGTGTTGGTGAACTTCTGCTAATAGTATTATTTAATCCCAGTTCACCAAAGCTGTTCGCACCCCACATGAATAGCTTGTAGTAAGATCCTTGATTCTGTAGGCCTATACTAATACTTCCGCCGGCGTATACGCGATGAAAAGTATCATTACTTACTTTCACCGGCTTAGATCTTGAAGACACTGAAGAGTTGAGTCCAAGACCTCCATTTGATGCGTATCCCCATGACCACAGAGTTCCGTCAGACTGTATTCCTAGTGCGTGTGTTTGCCCCATAGCTACAGCATTCCACGAGGTATTAGCAAACTTGTGGTAGTATCTTAATTCCCACAGGTATCCACCACTTATGCCGGCCGCGCCGGTACCGTTCTTGGCTCTTCCCCAGGCATACACACTTCCATTTTTAATGTAGTGCTTCACTCCGCTGAAGCTACCTGAACTGGTGACGTCCGGCCACAGCTCTGAAGAGAGACCAGAACCTACTTGAACGAATGAAGATCTATCGATCCAAGTAAAGTCGCCGACTCCACCTGGACCCGCACTTACATATCCAGATCCAGAACCGTCATCTTGGGCGTTAGATCCAGCTGACCAGAGAGTGCCGTCAGTCTTTAGTATGAGGCTGTTGTAGTCAGCCGCCATTATCTTAGAGACTCCAGTTGCTACTAGAGTCGGAGAGCTTCTATCTATCTGGTCACCGGTTCCAAGTTGACCATAAATGTTCCATCCCCAAGCGTACAGATCACCGTTGGTCTTAAGCGCTAGAGAGTGTTGAGATGAAGCAGACACTGAGCTCCAGTCAGTGCCAGACCCAACTTGCACGAAGCTTGACCTGCTTAGAGTGTTGCTTATGCCGAGCTGGCCTCTCTGATTCCTTCCAACGGCAACTAGAGTACCGTTCGTCTGTACACCGAGAGCGTGTTGAGCACCAGGCGCGAAGCTGTTGAACCTAGCCTGAGAGACTCCGACCGTCATAGACCTAAATGCCGTAGTGGCAGAGTTAGTTCCACCTGGATAGTACAGGTCTAGACCTGCCCACCACATGTAGCCGCTACTGTCTCTTATGAACGATCTTCCTGGAGAGGCGTATACGTCTCCGCCTCCGTTCGCGAGCCCCGCCACTGCAGACCAACCGGGTGCAATGACTGGGTTTGATCTAGCGATAGTGTCGGTCTGACCCAACTGACGCTCGGCGTTTCTTCCCCACGCGTGCACAGTACCAAACCTGTCAAGGGCGATAGCGTGGTCTCCGGCTGCAGCAACTTTAATCCAGTCAGTGCTGCTTCCGACCTGTGAAGGTGAGCTTCTGAATATAGTGTCAGCTTTACCCAGCTGTCCTATAGTATTTCCACCCCAAGTCCACAGACTTCCGTAAGTCTCTCCGGTGTTTACTTTAATGCCGACGAAGAACTGTTTTCCAGACGCAGAGGCCTGAGCTCCATAGTCTTCTGCCCAGTAGCCGTCTACGCCGCCCGAGACAAAAGTTTTCCAGGAGGTGTACTGCGTGGAGGCGCCAACTAAGGTCGGCGAGCTTCTAGTTGCTGTCGTCCAAGCGGTCGTAGGTTGAACTCCAAAGTCATACTCGTTTAGAGAGTCACCCCAAATGCCAAAGTTGTTGTCTCCAAATATGTACAGTTCGCCTATGCTGTTCAGCGCTGCGGTAGCTTGAAACCCTTGAATAGTCGTCCAAGACCTGCTTCCAGGCAATGGATCAGCAAACGTAACGGCGGTGGGAGAGCTTCTGGACGCGTCGACGTTGATGCCGAGAGAGAAGTAATTAGAAAAACCCGAAGAGTAGATCTGTGTCTTTCCTACGGCCTTTGTCTGAAGACCCGAACCTAGTATAAGCATTTAGTCGCGTCTCCTTTAGATAGCTGGTGGCTCAGGCCACGCGATGCTATCTATAGATGGAAGCTCCGAAGTCTGCATAGTCTCAAACGCGCTAGGAAAGTCTCTCAGCTGCTGCCTGTAAGCTTTCCAAGAGTCTATCCAAGCTTGACCCTTTATCTCAGCTGTGTCAGGAAGCATCGTCCAGTCAGTTCCAGAAAGTCTAGAGTTTCTTCTGTCGCGAACGAAGCGCATAAACGTATCTTTTATCTCGGCGTCGGTCTGTGGGTCCCACGGTAAGACTACGTAATAAGCCTCAACGTAGTCGCCGCGGTTCGTGTAACTCGTGTCTATTCTCTGCCACACAGAATCGTGCGGAGGAGCGTCGGTTGCTTCTACTATTGGAAGCCAACCTAGCTCCTTAAGAGCTTGAGAGTCCATGAGGTTAAAGTTGCTGTAGTTCTTCCAGCTAACAGGAAGAGAATCATGAATCTCGCTGATCTCTCCATTGTCTAAGTAAGCGTATCTAGTCATTTCTCTAACCTTACTTGCTGTCTATAATTACTGCGTTTCCGCGCCACGTCGTCCCACCGTTGTTTGTCATGAACGTAACGATGTCGACTCCCGAAGTAGTTAGCACTGGCGCGACTCCACCTGGCCACTTGACTGAGGCTGGCCAGGTCTGAGTTCCAGTACCTCCGTTAGTCAACTCAAGAATGACCAGGACGGCCCTAGACGCTGGAACGTTTGAGAATGTCCAGGTAAGAGCTCCAGACGCGGTCTTTATGAAGTAGTTACCCTGAGCGCAGTCGATGTCAGACGCCGACACTGTGACGATGTTCATGCCGTAGTTACCAGAGACGTCGATCGTCGCCGCTGGAGTAGAAGTTCCTACGCCGACCCTTCCGTTAGTCTTGTCGTACACGAAGGTGGCAGCGGTGTTAGCGTTTCCGCCGTCGTTAAAGACCACCTGAGTGTTTGTTCCAGGAACGGTGAACGATCCCTGCGAGCCAGTGAATCCTATCGAGCCCGTGTATCCGACCGATCCAGTGTAACCTACCGATCCAGTATATCCAGCTCCCGCAGATCCAGTGTAGCCGATGTTACCAACAGACCCGGTGTATCCTACCGAGCCGGCGTAACCGACACCTTGGGAGCCAGTGTAGCCCGTAGGACCCGCCACAGTCGACTCAGACCCAGTGTAACCTACAGGTCCTAGTGAGCCAGTGTAACCTACGGATCCAGTATAACCTACGCTGCCCGTGTAGCCGACGTCGCCGATCGATCCGGCGTAGCCTCTAGACCCAGTGAATCCGGCAGATCCAGTGTAGCCTATAGGACCTTGCTCAGTGGACGCGGACCCAGTAAATCCAGTGTCGCCCTTTGAACCGGTGTATCCTACCGACCCAGTATATCCGATGACGTCAGACGCGGATCCAGTAAATCCAGTGGAGCCAGTGTATCCTACCGACCCAGTGTATCCCGGTATGTTGGATCCGGAACCCGTGTAGCCAGTGTCACCTATAGACCCAGTGAATCCGCGCGAACCGGTAAATCCAGCAGACCCAGTGTACCCTCTAGAGCCGGAGTAGCCGACGCTTCCAGTGTATCCAACACTGCCAGTGTAGCCGATCTCACCCTGCGATCCTGTATACCCTCTGGAGCCGGTGTAACCCAGAGGTCCAGGAACCTCGGAGGCAGATCCGGTGAATCCAATCGAGCCGGTGTAACCAAGAGATCCAGAGTAGCCGACGCTGCCGGTGTATCCTATCGAGCCGGTGTAGCCACGAGATCCAGTATAACCTCTAGATCCGGTGTAACCTAGGAATCCCTGCCTGCCGGCGGCCGTAAGTATCCAGTTGTTCTGGAACCCAGCCCCGTCGACGACGTCGACCGCGATCGTTAGGTTTGCACCTACGTACGTGACGATGTTACCCTCGTTAGAGACGTTTGGGTCGTCGACACAGATCATCCTGACGCGCATGCCAGGCTCGAACGCGTTCTCAGTGTAGTCCTGGTTCATGACCCAGGTCTTGTTGCCGGTGCCTGAGGCGTTCAAGTTGGTTGAGCTGGATACGCCGGAGTACCCTAGACCCATCGAGCCAGTGTATCCTTGAGTTCCGGCAGAGCCGGTGTATCCGTCTGGGTCTCCCTTAGACCCAGTGAATCCGGTGTAACCGGTAGTTCCCTGCGAGCCGGTGTATCCAATAACGCCTCTCGACCCGGTATATCCAGGAACTTCGGAAGCGGACCCAGTGTAACCCTGTGAACCAGAGTAGCCTCTTAAGCCTTGAGGACCTACTGCGCCTACAGAGCCGGTGTATCCAACTGACCCGACGTAGCCAGTGTCTCCGCGAGAACCGGTGTAGCCGTCCGGTGGACCCTGTGATCCAGTCCATCCTTGAATACCCTGCGAGCCAGAGTAACCCTGTGAACCTGAGTAGCCTCTAGACCCAGAGTAACCTAGGCTGCCGGTGTACCCAAAGCTTCCAGTGTAGCCTCTAGACCCAGAGTAACCTAGGCTGCCGGTGTACCCAAAGCTTCCAGTGTAGCCGATCGAACCAGTATAACCCAGACTTCCAGTGTAACCTAGACTTCCAGTATAACCTGCAGATCCTGTGTAACCCGCAGATCCTGTGTAGCCGCGCAAGAACGCGATAGGGTCGGACCAGTCGCCTGACGTGTTGCTGAGCTTGTAGTAGATAGAGTCGGTGTCGGTAGCTAGAAACGAGAACCCCTTAGGCTCTGCGTCGAAGGTGCTCCTGTCAAGAAACACACCGACCTCGTCCGGCTGGAGGGACTCGCCGACCGAGCCGGTGAATCCTACTACGCCTTGCTCACCGGGAGATCCTGTCAGACCTCTAGAGCCGGTGTATCCAGCTGAGCCGGTATAGCCTATGCTGCCAGTGTAGCCGATGACGGTAGAGGCTGAACCTGTGAATCCCGCGCTTCCCGAGTATCCTTGAGAGCCGGAGTATCCTAGTGAGCCAGTATATCCAAAGCTGCCCGTGTAGCCGAACGAGCCCGTGTAGCCGTTGACTCCGCGAGATCCAGTGTAGCCGAGAGACCCGGAGTATCCTAGTGAGCCGGTGTAACCTGCAGCTCCTCTAGAGCCGGTGTAACCGTTCGGCGGACCCTCTGATCCGGTGTAACCGACGTTGCCTTGGATACCTTGGGAGCCGCGAGAACCGGTGAAGCCGATAGAACCAGTGTAGCCGATGACCGTCGAGGCCGACCCGGTGTAGCCGGTAACGCCTCTAGAGCCAGTATATCCTAGTGAACCGGTGTATCCCGGAGCAGTTGACGCTGAGCCGGTGAATCCTGCAGAGCCGGCGAATCCTCTTGACCCCGCAAAACCCTTCGATCCAGCAAAGCCGCTCGTGCCGGTGAAGCCAGTCAGACCTCTAGAGCCGGTGTATCCTTGTATTCTAGCTTCTCCCCAGAAGCTGTAGCGAGGGGTGTTTGAAGGAAAATCAGCAAACGAACCAGATTGTCCAGCTGTGTTGAGCAAGTATACTACGTCAGCAGCGTGTCCTGGTAAAGTAGGAAACGGCGACGTAGTTACTTTTTCATTGTTGTACCAGACCCACCAAGACGGAGTGATGCTGTAGACCCAGACGATGCCACCGTCTAGTCCCCAGTCAAACCATATACCGGCACCGTTAGTGTATCCATCGCCGATGATAAGAAACCGAGTCCCCTCCTTGGCCGCCTTCTCCTCGAGTGGAAGAGTAGACCAGCTGTTGTAGAGATCGATCATCTCTTGTACGGAACCGCTGTAGTCAAAGAGAGTATCAGGCATTTTGACTCGTTCTTATTGTTGTTGGTAGGAATCTATGTTATTTATAAGAACCTACCGCTCATTACCCACGTTCTCGTCCTTGAGGCTTACGTCTTTCTTTCTATTAACGATCGTGGTTCCCTCGAACCTGTCGTAGGCGTAGAGGCCGGCCTGGCTGATGTTGAAGAGGTCAGCCCTCATGATGACGTCTAGACTCTCACATATCCCTCTCTGGACCAGCGTGCCAAGTAGGTTCTTGGCCATCGGTGGGTCTATGGCATAGGCGTGCGCCCTGCAGATGAAGTGGTAGTTGTTGTTGAGAGACCCGTGAGGAGGCACCGGTCCGATCGGCATCCTATTATTCTTCTGCTCCTCACCTCCGAGGTAGACGATGCTGTTGTAGGCGGTCATTCCCTCGTAGCGTCTGACCATGATGGCGTCGTGTTCGAGTATCACTATAGGTCTGTCCATCTCGAGACACTTAGCCCAGAGGCTGGCGTGGCTAAAGAAGCATGCGATCTCGGTGATGGACAGGTGGTGGTCGTACACCTTCACCCACTTCAGCCACGACGAGTCTCGAGAGTGCTCAGGCACCTTGATGGACTTTCCGTCCGTAGCGTCGAAGGCGTCCCAAGTCTTCCACGGCATCCCGGCAAGGTCACACGACCTTTGACACCCCTTGGCCAGTCTCTCAGACTCGGTGTGGTTCTTGATCGTGATTATGTAAGCCGACTCTACAGACGTGTCGTAGCCAAAGTTAAGAGACTTAGAGAGGTCCATGGAGCGCAGCCTTCCTGAGCTCGCGGTCCAGCTCCTGCCTGTCGTGTCTTCCAGGCTTATGAACCTGAATGAGTAGCTTCACTGACAGCACCACGTTGTTTAGGTGGTTGATCATGTACTCCAGTTGTTCCTCACCCATCTGTCCGGAGTCTATCGCAGCTTGAATAGGTCCAGTAAACTCTAAGGCATGCTCTATGACCTCGATGTCCACACCATGTGTGAAAGCGTGGTACGAGTCGGTCTCACCGGCAGTAGCTTTCTCGTAGCACCTCTTCTTGTCAAACAGTCTGAAAGTATCGATGGTGAGCAGTCGCACGTGCTCCGGGTCGGACTTAGCGATATCACAGTTCCAGTGAGGGAACTGAACCTCCCACACCGCGCCGTTGTCGGAGACGCGGTACATCTCCTTGATGATGTCCTCGAACTTCACTCCCGAGTGACCGAGATGCTCTAGGATGTCTTTGGCTATGATGTGACTGAACTCGTCGTCCTTCCACGGCCAGGTCTTGCTGTTCAGGTCTACGACCTGATCCGGCGAGCATATATCAGACGCGTCGACGTTGATGAAGCCCTCGTGCTTCTTGAAGCCGCACCCTAGGTTCAGCCTCTTGACCTCCTTGTCTTGAGACGGAAAGTCTAGGTGATCCAGTGAGAACTTCTTCTCCAGGTCTGCGTACAGTTTCTGGAAAGGCTGGTTCCACTCACCTTTCTTCTCCTGTCTGTAGAGTCTGACGCTCTCGTAGTACGGCGACGACGTCGAGTAGGGAGCGTTGAGAGTCCATGTGTGGTAGGGAAGGATCGGCACCATGACCCATGTCTCCTTACCAAGGGCAGCCGAGAGGTGAGCCACAGATGTGCAGGAGGTGATCACGAGGTCTAGGTTCATAATAGCTGCGGCCGTGTCCTCCCACGAGATCAGAAGGTGCTGCAGGTCAATGATGTTCTCGGGAAGCTCGATGACGTTGTTGTCTCTCTGCAGAGAGTAGAGCTGCAGACCCTCGTACTCTGACAGCTGGGTCATGAACTTCTCTGGGAAGCGCCTGAACTGCTGGTGCTCGAACTTTGGGTTACCCGCCCAGCGAATACCGATCTTCTTCTTGTCAGAGGTGAGGACGCTCTTCCACATCTCGACTGACTCTGGCTTAGCGGTCAAGTATGGCTCGCCAGGAAAGTCGTCGAACGTGTGACCAGAGAGCCATCCGGCAGAGAAGCCAGGAAGCCAGTAGTCGTGATGAACGGTGTGGGCCTCGGCGCGTGTGATGCACTTGGTGACTCCCTTAATTCGCTCTAGCATAGAGTGAAGGGACGGGTCGGCCGCGAGGTAGACGTTCTCTGCTCCAAGGTTCTTGAATGATGTGGCGAAGCGAGCGTGGATCATCTCGTCGCCGTACCCACCCTCGAGAGAGATGATGATCGACTTACCCGTGACGTCGTGCTCCTCTGGGTTGAACAGTGGAGCCGTAGTCTTCATCGGCGGGCTGCCGTAGACCTTGATGAAGCGACCATTCTCGAGGAGCTGGCACCCCTCCTTGTACTTGTTCTGTTGAAGGAGGAACCAGCCTCGGTTGAAGCTGTGTCTGACCCACATCTCGGGATTCTTCTGACCGCGGGCGTCAAGGAGGTTCTCTGGCCCAATAGCCTGCATCTCCTCTGAGAGATGCCAGGCCTCGTCGAACCTGCCGTCGAGCATGAGCTTTAGTTGCATGTCAATCTTGTGCATGTCTACTCCATGTTGTAGAATTACGACTCGCGTATATTTATCACTCGGTCTTCGTAGCTAACACCGAGTCATAGCCCGAGTTGACCGAGACCCAGCTGCCGACGCGTCCCTCGGCGATGAAAGTTGGGTCAGATCTAGTGCCAGGATTGCTACCGAGTCCAGTAAACGTTCCAGGCGCACCCCAGATGTACCTGTCTCTAGTCCCAGCCTCGATGGCTGTCACATATACGCTGGTGTGAAGTATAGTCGAGAAGCTGCGAGATCCAGTTATGAGAGTAGGGGAAGATCTAGCTATAGTATCTCCGGTTCCTAACTGTCCGTTACCTGAGCTGGTGCCCCAGGCAAAGGCTCTACCTGTCGCGTCTATCGCAGAGGCTCTGTTACCTACGTTTTGTGCACCTTGAACTGCTGTCCAAGAGCTAGTTCCTATTTGCGTAGGAGAAGATCTAGCTACAGCGTTTCCAGTACCAAGGATTCCGTTAGTGTTGTCTCCCCACGCCCAGAGAGTCCCATCGGACTTGATAGCGATGACGTTACTCAGCTTCACCGTGATCTTGTTTGGATCCGTAGTCCAGTCACTGGACACTAGCACCGGCTCCGATCTATTCACTGAGCTGTTCTGTCCGGTTCCAGAGGCAGTTCCCCACGCATAGAGGGCGCCGTTGATCGTGATAGCCGCGGCGGTAGTCCCACCTACCTTTACGATCGCGAAGCTACTGGTCTGGCCTACTCCAGTCACCTGCACCGGAGACGACCTGTTGATAGTGGTGTTGTCTCCCAGCGTGCCGGTGGAGTTGTTACCCCAGGCCCACAGCTTTCCAGTAGAGCTGATCGCCGCGGTGAACGAAGTTCTGCTGCTCACGAAAGACCAGCTGCTGGTGCCAACCTGCGTAGGGGAGCTTCTGTTGATAGTGTCGTTCAGACCTAAGTTTCCGTTGGCGTTGTCTCCCCAGGCCCAGAGCCTGCCGTCGGCGGTGATCCCGTGCGTAGAGCTGTCTCCTGCAGAGACCATCAGCCAGCTGCTGTTACCGATCTTTGTGTAGGCTGGTCGGTTCAACACGTCGTTGGTACCAAGTTCTCCGGATGGACCTGCACCCCATACCCAGAGGCCTCCCTCTGAGTCGATGAGGGCGACGTGCGAGAGACCAGCGGAGGCGGAGCTCCAGTTCTCACCCACTTGAACTGGGAGCGACCTGTTTCCAATCGTTGAAGATATACCGAGCACGCCGCCGGTAGGTAGACCAAAGGCCCACATTGTTCCAACCGTGTCGATGGCTTGCGAGAAACCATTTGCTCCGGCACCTATCGCGGTGAAGCTCTTTCCAGCCATCACCTGCACCGGAGAAGATCTTGATACGGCGTCTTGTATTCCGAGCTGTCCTGACGTGTTGAGACCCCAGGCCCACAGAGTGCTGTCAGTCTTTAGACCGAGCGTGTGCGAGTTGCCCGTGGCTATCTTCTTCCAGGTGCCGTTGTCTATCTTGATCGGGACGTACGCCGACGTAGTAGTCAGTCCGTCTCCGAACGCTCCGTCCTTTCCAGCGCCGATGGCGTAGAGAGACCCGGCAGTCGACAGCACCATAGTGTGTGAGCCGAGCATGCTCGGAGCTAGCTCCTTGGCCGAGAAGTTAGGCCCGAACAGAGCTACTGGAGAAGAGGTGCTATTGATAGAAAAGGCTCCTGGTCTGTAACCCCAGGCGTAGACCACCTGACCATAGTCTCCGACGGCTATCACGGTGTTCTCGCCGGAGGCCACGTGGGTCCAGTCGTTCTTTGTCCCAACCTGAGTCGGCGACGACCTCGCGGTGATGCTTCCAAGACCCGTCGATCCAGACTGACCGTAGCCCCAGGTCCACAGTGTGCCGTCGGTCTTGATTCCCGCCTGAGTCGGGTAGTCCTGTCTGGCGTACGAGACCATCGACCAGGATCCTGGGATCTGAGTGAACGACTGGAGTGGGTTCACCATGGAGCCAGAGTTGTTACCGACGCCCCACGTCCAGACCTTTCCAGTGGTGTCCATCTCTCCAAGTATTGTAAATCCAAGAGTTTTAACCGCTACGCTCGTAGTTCTCCAACTCGTAGCGGTCCCTATCTGAGTTGGTGATGACCTATTTACAGCGTCCTTTGTGGCAATCTGATAGTAAGAGTTGTCACCCCAAGCCCATAGGGTGCCGTCGGTCTTCACCGCCTTAGTAGTTCCATACAACATGTGAGAGTTGTTGGACCACGGGCCGTCTGGGTAAGCGCGGTGTCCTTTCGTGCCTTCCATGATTGTTCGCGAACTGGTGTTCCAAGAGTTAGTCGTGGTGCTGTTGTTTCCGAGGACGTAAGGTGTGTTAAGATGACCCTCGGTAAGAATCATAGTCTTATTATAGATAGCAAGATGATAGTACTGAGTGGTGCAGCTGTTCTTCCAGTCTCCTACTCCTACTAGGACCGGCGAAGACCTGTCTCCGGTTATAGAGTCTACTGCTCCCATCGCGTACAGCGCTGAACCTCTGATAGCAGTATTGACCTCTGTAATAAGAGTTTTACCTAGAGCCGTCCAGCCAGTAAGAGCTCCCACTTGAGTAGGCACTGACCTATTTCTAACATCTCCAACCCCTAGTCTCCCCTGCGAGTTAGACCCCCACGCCCATAGAGAAGTGGCTGTGGTGATGCCCATGCTACCGTAGTAGCCGGCAGATACCTGCGACCAGCTGCTGGTACCGACTTGAATCGGAGAAGACCTGCTTGTCGAGATGTCTAGACCTAGACATCCGTAGCCAGCGTCACCTCCCCAGGCGAACAAGGCTCCGTCAGTTCTTATAGCTAACATGTGCGGCTCTCCTACAGAGACCGCAGACCAGCTACTGGTGCCGAGTTGGACCGGCGAAGACTGATGAACGTTGCTAGTGTTGAGACCGAGTCTTCCTAGACTGTCGTCACCCCAGACAAACAATCTAAACGCGCTTATTCCTGCAGAGCCCGCATTTCCGGTCGAGATAGCGCTCCAGCTGCTGGTGCCTATCTGTATCGGTGAAGACTTGTTTATGGTGGTGCCGTCTCCCAGTCTTCCCAGCCCGTTAGAGCCCCACGCCCAGAGAGTTCCGTCTGTCTTTCTCGCTAGCGTGTGTGCTCCTCCGGCAGAGACGTCTGACCAGTTAGTCAATGAGCCAACCTGTACCGGAGAAGACCTGTTGTTGGTGTCGTTTGTACCTAACCTTCCGTCCGTGTTGAGACCCCATGACCAGAGAGAGCCGTCCGATCTAACCGCTGCGACGTGATCTATACCCATCGACAGCACTGACCAAGACAGAGTCTGTCCGACTACAGTAGGCCACGAGCGGTTGACTTGATCGCCGTGTCCTTGGTTCAAGTATATGCCGTTGCCCCACGTGAGCAAGTTTCCGTCGGACATTCTTATAAGAGACGTCCCGTAGTCAGAAGCGCTGACGCTGGTCGCGCTTATTCCAGTGTAGGTCAGCGGGGCTCCGATTGATACTGGAGAAGACCTGTCGATCCCGTAGACTTCGTTTCGGGCTCCGATAGATCCTCCGAGGTAGCTGTTTTGGTTCGAACCCAGTCCCCACGTATAGACCTGACCGTTGGTCTTTATGCCGATCATGCTCTTAGACTCGTTCGAGGACGCGCCCGAGAAAGCCACCATGGTCCAAGCTCCCGCCACCTGCACAGGTGAAGACCTGTTTATAGTGTCGCTGACTCCGAGCTGACCATTCGCGTTACCTCCCCAGGTCCACAGCGTGCCGTCGGTCTTTATCGCGGCCACGCTGGACTGACCTATCGCGACGAAGTTCCAAGATCCCGCCACCTGCACGGGAGAGGACCTGCTCGCCACGCTGTTCTGACCGAGCTTTCCGTCCGTGTTAACACCCCAGGTGAACAACCGTCCAGCGGTGTCTATCGCCGCCGCCACTTGGTTATTAACTGCCACGAACGACCAGCTGCTGCTTCCTATCTTCTGAGGGTTTCTGAACCTGTTTACTGTAGTACCGTCGCCTATAGTACCAGCGTTGTTGTTTCCCCAGGCCCAGAGACTTCCGTCGCTCTTCACGCCTAGAGCTGTAGAGTAAGAAGACTCAAAGTTAGGGTAGTAGCCGAAGGCTACCATGGTCCAAGACCCGGCCGCGGCACCGAGAGTCTCGTTGAAGGGCTCGTTCATGTACCCTAAGATCGGGTTAAAGAACGGACCGCTTCTTCCAGCCGCTCCAGC